CCTTGCTTCACGCGGTATTCGCTTAGTTCAGCACTATACCGGTGCCAACAAGATGGATGCAGAATTTGGCGTAGCCTCAATGGCTCCGCTATTTGGAACAATTGACAAGCTCGGCAGCCACATGGGTAACAACCTTATTGACTTGCCACGCAGCGACAATGAAGGCGTTAAGTCGCTCATCGAGCAATTGATCACTTGGTCCGCTGGTACCAAAAATAAGCAGGATGGTTGCATGGCGCTCTGGTTTGCAGAAACTCAGATGCGCGATTACATCAACCAGTCAGGAGCCTATGGCGGCTCCTTTATTAAAAACCCATTCCAAACACGCGATCAAATATCGCGTCGTAGGGTTATCAACATTGAAGACTATCAACGCGAAAAAGAAAAATTAGCGGCTAACGGGGGTTACCTATAGTGCTTGAGATTGATGTAATTTCGGACAAGCTCCGAAAGTTACGTGCGCACTACTTCACACGTGATTCACGTTATGACGATCTATTGGCGATCCGTCAGGGCAAGATCGATCAGGTCTTCCCGGGTATGTTCTCAGAGGACTATCCAAAGCCTATGATCGCAAACTTTATCGACGTTGCTGCACGTGACGTTGCCGAAGTTATCGCTCCGCTCCCTGCTTTCAATTGCATGACCACCAACACCACATCAGACCTTTCTCGCAAGCGGGCTGATAAGCGCACCATGATCGCCGCTGGCTACCGCGACACAGCCAACCTACAGACCATGATGTACACCGGTGCTGATCGCTACCTCACCTTTGGCTGGCTCCCATTCCTCATTGAAGCGGATTACGAAAACAAGCGCCCAATGATCCGCATTGATTCTCCTATTGGTGCCTACCCAGAGTTTGACAGATTCAACCGTCTTGTTTCATATTCAAAGCGCTACGTCAAGACTGTACGCGAATTGATTAATGATTTTCCTGAGCATGAAAATGTTATCCGCGGTCAGTTTGAGAACCGCAACTCTGAGCGCATCCTTGAGATGTATCGCTATCAGGATAAAGAACAACTAGTCTTATTCTTGCCTGAGCGCAACAACTTTGTCCTTTCACGTGTAATGAACGAGCTTGGCGAAATTCCAGTAGCCATTGCCCTTCGTCCCGGCGTTGACTCAGATGAGCATCAGCGTGGTCAGTTTGATGACATTATGTGGGTACAGGTTGCTCGCTCACGCTTTGCTTCTCTTGCCCTTGAGGCAGCACAGAAGGCAGTGCAGGCACCATTTGCTTTGCCATCAGATGTTAACGTTCTTGAGATTGGTCCAGATGCGACTATTCGCTCTGCTAATCCACAGCAGATCCGTCGTGTCGATCTTAACGTTCCACCGGGAATTTTCCAAGAGAATGAAATTCTCGATCAGGAAATGCGTACTGGCTCACGTTATCCAGAAGGCCGACTTGGTCAGCAGTCTGGTTCTATCGTCACTGGTCGTGGCGTTGAAGCGCTCATGGGTGGCTTTGATACACAGGTCAAGACAGCACAAGGCGTATTCGCAGAAACATTTAAAGAAGTTATACGTCTATGCTTTAAGATGGACGAGAAACTCTTTGGCGATGTAACCAAAGAAGTACGCGGCATTAATGCTGGTGCTCCATATCAGATCACATACAAGCCAGCAGATGACATTCGTGGAGATTACTCTTGCGATGTTACCTACGGCATGATGGCTGGTCTTGATCCAAACCGCGCATTGGTATTCGGATTACAGGCACGTGGCGATAAGTTAATCTCACGCGACTTTCTCCGCCGTCAAATGCCTTGGGAACTTAACGTTACCCAAGAAGAAGAACGTGTTGAAGTTGAAGAGCTACGCGACAGCCTTATGGCTGCCGTTGCTTCGTATGCAAACGCATTACCGCAAATCGCAATGCAAGGCGGTGACCCATCTAAGGTCATCAACGCCATTGCTCAGGTGATTCAAGGCCGTCAAAAAGGCGATCCTATTGAAGAGATTGTCATGCAAGCATTTGCTCCTGCACCAGCACCACAGGCACCACAACAGCCTGCTGGTATGCCGGGAGCAGAGCAAGGACAGCCAACACCCGGAGCACAGCCGGGGCAACCACCAATGGCACAAGGCGCGCCGCAAGGCCAAGGTGGCAATGCTTTGCAAAGCCTGTTAGCAGGCCTTTCGTCTTCTGGTAACCCGCAGTTAGCTGCATCGGTTAGCAGACGCTCACCCGCCTAACGTTACGAGTGAGAAAACCAATTCCCTATAGGAGATAAAAAATGGCAGTATTCAAATCAAATCTACAGTCACCACCAGTTAAGGTGGCAATGCAGGGTGGAATGGGATCATCTGAGGCTACAACTCAGAAGACCGGCATCCAAGATGCACCATCAGCAAAGTCAACTGGCAAGTCAGACATTAAGTTCACAGTCCAGCCATCTGGCACACGCGGCTCTGGCACAACTGCTGGAAAGCCACGCGCTTAATCAATGTATGACGAAGAGAGCGATAACGCCAATCAGGTGTTATCCGTCTGGGATGTTGTCGCTCTCTTTGCACATTTGTTAAAAGATTTATTTGTAAGTTTTGCAAAGTTTTTTGATGTATTGAGCAATATGTTTCTACATCAAGCAAATGTCGCGGAAGAGCAAAAACTCTTTCACGATGATGTTGTCCGAACCATTGAAACAATTATAGAGGGTGAGTGATTATGGCAGGCAAAGGCGGCTATCAAGCTCCAGCACGTCCCGCTGTTCAATCAGGCCCCGGGGCTTTAAGCCAACGCACCGATGGCGGACCTGCATCAAAGCAAGCAATGCGTTACATCTCTGGCATGCCTAATTACGGCGATGGTCAGGACATGATGCAGATCCAAGGCGGCGCTCCTATGGCAGCATCGCCTTCCCCAACGCCCGTATCTGCTGCACAAATGGCGCAGAACGCGCAACAACAGCAACAACCACAACAGCCAGTCACACCATTGACTGCTCCAACTGCCCGCCCTAATGAGCCAGTCACAGCAGGTGCTGCAACTGGCGCTGGTCCGGGCATGAGTGTTCTCGGTATTCAGCCGGGTCAAACGGTTCCTGCTGGTCAGTCAGCAAAGCAAGTAGTACAAACATTGGCGATGCACCCAGATGCTTCACCGGAATTGCAGCAATTAGCAAGCATTTTGGGGAAGTAATTTATGGCCGCAAACGATCCTAACTCAACTACGCCGCCTAACGTTGATCTTGCAAATCAAATTTCAAAGTCGTACCCACGTGCCGATGCAGCCGTTAAGGGTGCCGCTATCGCAAGCAACAACCCAGATACTGCTAATACAGTAGGAGCGGTTGGTTCAGTAACCCCAATGGGGCAAGCTCTTGATGAGCATTTAAAAACTTACAATTCTCAGGGTTGGTTCCAAAGCATCCTGACAGATACAAAAGATGTTGCCAATTCTGTCATCGGCACTATCGGTAAAATCCCAGTCTTGGGTACTATTGCAAAGTGGGCTAGTAAGCCATTGCAAGAAGTGCAGAATGATTACAAGTTCATCCACGCTCTATGGGCTGACCATGGTGCAGGTGCTGGCATGATTGGTACGCTTGGCGTACTTGCTGGCGCAGCAATTGGTGGTTTGGCCGCCGGCCCAGCAGGGTTGGTTGAAGGAGCAAGCGCAGGCGCTGCTCTAGGCGGAATGGCCACAAGAAACATTCTTGGTCGTGTCATTCCTGCATATAACGATTCTTTTAAAAAGTCTTCTGATCCAAAGTACAACGTGTCTTTTGGACGCGACATTGCCCACGGTCTTTCACAGGTTCCCGGCTTTGGCGTTTTAGCAGATACAAGCAAGGGCTTTGGTCAAATCGTATCTGGTATTGCTGATGCTTCTTTTGACTTAACCGCTGATCCACTTGCTCGCGTAGGAAATATCTACGGCAAGGTCAAGGGCGGAGATTATTTAGCTGAGGCTAAGACAATCGATGAAACTGGCAAAAGCGTTACCATGCGTGATGAAAATGGCAATGCCATTATCAAGGCAACTCTTCCAATTGCTTCTCGTTTCCCTCAAATTGAAAACTTCCTCAAGGCTGTTGCTCCTACAGTTCAAACAAGCGATGAACTTCTTACCGCATACAACACGCCATTTAACTGGCAGTTTAGAAATGCCGTTAAGGACATAGCAAAGACCAAAGATGCAGTGACGCTTCAAGTGCGTTATGGCAACATGACAACTCCATTGGCTAATGCTTTAGCAAATGCGACAACTGAAAAAGAAGTTTTAAATATCTTTGGTCAGTCAATGTTCTCGCATGAGTTTGCTCAAGCAGCAACCCCTACTGGTTCTTTAGTTCTCCCAACTCGCACACTTGGCAAAATGTTCAGTGGCAAGGTTGGCGCTGAGAAGATCATGCAAAAGTATGGCACCAATCTCAATGAAGAAAAGAATTTTCTGCTTCCTAAAAAGCAGTACCTTACAGAGCCAGAGATGGAACCTGTTAAGGATGAGAACGGCGTAATTGTCAAAAACGCCGATGGCACAACCCAGATGCAGCAAGCAACTAATGCTTTTGGGCAGCCAGCAGTGCAGATCCAAAAAGATCCTATCACTGGCGAGGCTCTGTATAAGATTAACAAGCCTATCTGGGCAAGCAACCCAAAGCAACTCCCAGAAAATGTAATGAACGCTTTAGCTGCCAAGGTGCGTACATTCACCGGCACAAGAGCTTTGTCAATGAATCAAGATTTGATGAAGCAATCTACAGATCAGATCGATTTTCGTGATCCAAATGCCGGCATAACTGTTTACAACATGCTCAACTATGCGTTGCCATCTAGCGTTGCCAAGGAATACGCAACTAAGATTATGACGCTTACCGATGACAACGAGCGTCGTGCTTTGCTACGCGCAGGCTATTATGAGGTTCTTAAAGCAGCGGGTCTTCCAGCCGAAGGCAGCATGCTCAACAAGATTTTATCTCAAGGCCACCGCGCAGTCTTTGGTAATGAAGTTACCAATGGCGTATATGGATTTGATGATGGCCTGCCACTTGGCAACATGAAGGCTGCCGATGGCAGCAACATCAACGCCGCTCTTGACCCATCTCAGCGTTACCTTGGATCAATGCTTGACTTAAAGCAACTCCACACACAGATGCGCGCTGCTAAGGCATACGGTATTCTTTACAACCACGCCGATGACTTTTTTACACATTACACCAATAAAATTTTTGCACCGCTAACCCTGCTTTCAACTGGCTTTGGTTTTCGTGTATCTGGCGCAGAGGCGCTACATCAAGTCATCCGCAAAGGATTTGGTTCTTATCTAGCGAATATCATCGAAGATGCTGCTGGTCGCTACGGCTATCAAAAGTTGCTCAAGGGTGAAGCAAGTAAGACTGCCGACGCACTTGCTCAAAGTCTCACTCCCGAAGAGTGGGCGAAGATCGATCAGAAGAACGACATTCTTACCGAGAACGCAGTCACAAAAGACTTGGCTACTCGCGAAAAAAATTACAAGGACCTTTACAACGCTGCCTCAAAAGCAATTGGCAGCAAGGCTGCTTACAATAGCGCCATCCAAGAAGCAATGGATCTTAAAGCTCGCATCCATCCACTAGGTTGGGCGGCAGATCAGTTTGCTACAAGCAAGATCATGCCTTACTCGGTTCGCCAGAAGGCGATCAATATGCTCCGCTTCCACCTCTCAGTAGGTAGCGAAGGCTTGCCAGATGGCATTGCAGCCGATCATGGAGCATCTGCCCTTTCGGCAGCTCGTCAAAATGTTGACTGGCTTTCACAGGGATTTGGTCACAGCAAAAAGCCGGGAGAAGAACTTGCTGGCTTGACCGAGATGGATCCTCATTACAACATGTACTGGGCGCAAAATCTCTCAAAGTTAGCCCAAAGCGAATTTCATCGTGACATTGCAGCCGACTATCTCAGCATCAAAAAGCAATTCCCAGATATGTCTTCTGAGGATATTTGGAACAACGTAACTTCTGCGCACATGCAGCGCATCAAGAATGTTGAAAATTACGGTCAGTACCGTGGCAACATGGACGGCTTGGCTTTGGCCACACCAGAGTCATTTGCTAGCGCACAGGTTGCTCAGATGCGTGGCGTTGTTAAGGGTGCAGATAAAACTATCCACGAAGACCTTTTGCAGAATGTTGCCAATGGCAAGAACACAATGGCTACCGATCTTTCCAAGATTGATACTGCTTCAAAGCCAATTATGATCTTGGGCCGTCGAGCACGGCCAACAATCGACAACGCTTTACAGCGCGCAGAAGAAGTGGGTTACCGCACATTCGTTAACCCAGTTATGGACTTTATCTCACGTCAGCCACTCTTTGCTCACTTCTTTAACGAAGCAATGCGCGATGCTGACACAATGAAAGCCAAGGGCTTGCTAGACGAGGATCAGGCTGTACGCCTAGCTGCGTTACGTGGCACAGAGCGTATGCTCCCAACTATTCACAACCCTGCCCTACGTTCACAGTTTGCGGTTCTGCACCGTAACTTGCTTCCGTTCTACTTTGCTCAGGAACAAGCAATGAAGCGTGTTGGTCGCTTGGTCATATCTGACCCACAGGCTTTCAGAGATTTTCAGATGATCCATCAGGGTCTAAACAATCCGGGCTTTGTTCACACCGATGCTAACGGCAACAAATACATTGTTTACCCATTAGCCGGCGAATTTGGTAACTCTCTTGGCCGTGGTCTTAGCGCACTTGGCTTGCAGTCCTTTGCCGGTCTTCCAACATCAGTAACTGGCAATACATCGTCGCTTAACACGGTCTTGCCAGAAATTAAAATGCCGGGAACCTCTACCTTTGGCAACATTGCTCTTGAGCAATTGGCTAAGAAATTCCCAGTTCTTATGGGTCTTTCAGACTTAGCCAGCGGTGGCTATCCGCCAACTACTCTTAAAGAAGCGTTGCTTCCTAATACATCCATTCGTAACATCTTTGATGCTATGACCATGGATCAGACCCAGACAAACGTTATTAACTCAATCAACTCTGCTATTGCAGCCGCTTATTACCATGGCGATTTGCCAGACAATTTCACGGCATTGCCTGCCGCAACGCAGCAGCAGTTGATGGATCGCGTTGAAAACAATGCTCGATCAAACCTTATCGTTAAGGGCTTGCTATCGTTCTTCTTGCCTATCTCGCCAAATGTTACCAATGATTATTACACTAAGGATCTTCAAAGTTTCCGTTCAGAATACTTAAACCTTCTTAATGCAAAAAACCCAAATACTGGTAACAAGTACACTCTTGCAGAAGCGCTTGCTAAGTTCCAAGCAGAACATGGATCAAAGGCTGTTTCCTACACTGTTGGTTCAACCAACGATTTGATGAATGGCGCAAATCCAGCACTCTCTGCCGCTACTGAGTCTTGGCTCAATAATAATAAAAACATTTGGCTTGATCCAAAGTTTGGTGCTGCGGCTGGTTATCTTATGCCACAGGGAACCTCTGGCGGTAACGTGTCCAAAATAGAAAATCGCATGTTGCAACTTGGCCTGCGTTCTCGCGAAACTCCACAGGAGTTTATGAACGCTGTCTATGTTGCCAGCGGTTGGTCAGATGTAAACGATGTATATCAGGGCTACTTGCAGTATGTAAAGCAAGCCCGTGAGTCTGGCAACACAATGGCTGTCACCCAAGCAACTAATGCTTGGAACGCATATTCTCAGAGTTACGCTGCTACAAACCCAACATGGTTTGAAGATTACAGCAGCATCTCCCGCGTGGTCAACGCCGATAAAGCCCTTGCAGGCTTTGAGGCTTTGCAGAAGGCTGGCAAAATGCCAACCGATGCACAGGGTCAAGGTATTGCAACCTTGCTTAACGACTATCAGGCTTTCAAGCCTATGCTTGCAGCGACAGTGGTAAACAACAAGAATACTGCGCAACATTCAACTTTGCTGAACGCTTGGAACGCATACCTTGATGCAACGGCAGCAGAAAATCCAAATCTTGTTAATGTTATTAACGGAGTGTTTAGAAGGGTAACGGCGAAGCTATAATGGCCACAGGTACAAGCTCACAAGGCGCAGCAGCAATGCCACAGACAAGCGATCAGTTAAAAGCATTTATTGCAGCAATGAACCAAGGCGGAACGGGAACTAATGCTTTCCAGTACCAGCCTAAAACCACAACGATCACCGATCTTACCCAAACTTCTCAACCAGATATTACTTCCATTATCAATGGAACAATGCAGCAGTTGCTTGGTCGCAACGCAACAGCAGACGAAATTAAGAATTATGGGGCTGAGTTGTTGGCTGCTGAGCGCGCCAATACAGGTCAATATAGCGCTCAGTTGCAATACTCAAGCCAGACCGGAAAGCCTTTAGTTTCCACTGGAACGCAACTTGTTGCGGGCGTTAACCCAGCAGATTTTATAGCCAATATCATTCGTGGCACTGGCGAAGCGAAACAATACAACATTATGAATACTTACATGGGTGCTCTTCAAAACCTAGCGGATCAATTCAAGGGGAGCTACAATGGCTAAACCATATTGGCAGGGTTATCAAAACGCTCAGGATTATTGGGATAATAAGTATTCTACCGCTGTTAACAAATATCAGACTATTGAAGATAAACTCTTTGGTGCTGGTGGCGTAGCCGAACAAGGCAAGATTAAAAATGTTAAGCAATATACAACGCTTTCCCAGCAACTCATGGATGCTCAAAGCGTTTTGCTACAAGTCTATACAGATGGCTCAAGCAAAGGCTTTGCCAGTGGCGGTGGAATAACACCCAACAGCCCTGTAGTTGATGGTGCATTTATTCAGAAACTTATTGGTAATGCCGGCAAACTTGCCGCTTCTGCCATGGATAACAGCGGTCTAAACACAGCCGAATACAATGCAAGCAAGAACCTTTACGATCAACTTAGCTCTAATTTCAGCACGGTTCAGGCAAAAAATAGCCAACTTGCTATTGATCAAAGCACTGCTGCGCAGGCAAAGGCTACTGCTGCAAAAACAAAAGCAGCAGCAGATTCTCTTCCTGCTTTGCAGGAACAACTTAAAAGAGCGCAAGATCAAGGTAAAGACACAACCGCTATTCAAAAGCAGATTGATGCTGCTAAAGGAATTGCAGGAACGACCACTGGCGCACTTGAAAGTCAACAACAGCAACAAGCACAAGCAATACCAGTTACTCCCTCTGGCGCAGGCGGAGCCGGCGGCGGTGGAGCAGGTGGCGGAGCAGGTGGCGGAGCAACCGACACAACAGCAATTACAACTGGCAAGCCAGCTCCAGCCACAGCATCTAAAGGTGTTTTAGGTTCTGGCGCTGACACAAGACAAGACACTTTAGAACGTCAACAATGGGCAAATTCATACGGCGCTATTGGCGCAATGGCACTTGCTACGCCATGGATGAACGACATTCTCAGCCAAGCAATTGCTGGCAACTGGTCTGCTCAAAAGTTTACAGATTCTGTTCAGGCTTACAACAATGGTAAAAACTGGCAATCTATTGGTCAGTCTATCCGTGATAGCGAACTTGCCTATTATGGTAACAAACAAGCATGGGCGCAGCAATACAACGACAAGTTGCAGATCCTGCAAAACTCTGCGTTGGCACAGGGATTAGATCCATCGGTATTTGGCGCTGCTTTGGATCTTTCAAATCCAAATGCAATT